CTTGTCCTGCAACAACTGCTGGATTATATTTTGTACCGAAACTGGGAACAATGGATGCAGTCTGACCAAGTGCTTGTGCAAGCCGATCCTGCTTCTGAGCTAAGGCATCACCAAATGTTAGGGCTGCCTTGTACTTGTCCATCTCAGCTGTTCGACCAACACCAATACCCATACGACCAAGACCACGCTCAACATTCGCCATCTCAGAACCAGACAACTTAGTTGGATCCATTGAACCCAACAATGCTTGAAGACTTGCAGCTTGTTGTTTTTGACTTGGATCAAGATATGGTGAAGCAGCTTCTTCAAATGCTCTGAATCCTTTGCCAACTGTTTGCATAGTGCCAGCAGCAGGGTCAAAGACATCAGCTGTTCCACGAGCATGAGCTAATCTATCAAGAAGAGTTTGGTCACGATCATAAGCTCGTAATAGTGTTTGTGTACCGGGAAATCCTGCACTTAAAGTTTTTGGATTTCCTGTTACTGGATCAAGAACAATATCACCATTTGCATCAACTTCAAACTGAGGTTGCAGACCAGTAGCAGCCATCAGCCTTAAATCCTCTGAACCGGGAGCTACTTTTAACGCATACTTATCACCAATCTGTTTACCGTGAGGAATATTACCAGCATCTTGATCTCCTTGATTATACGTCTTTGTCTTGATTCCATGCAGTAGATAAGTGTTTAATTCATTAAGAGCAGTCTGTTCAATTTCTCCCTGCTGAATTTTACCTTTAACGAATGCTGGCAAAATTTCTGCGTAAGCAGCTTTAAGATTATTTACATTCTCCTTTGTACCATTATCTTCTGCCAAAGCCTCTGCAATAAAATACATTGTCCCAAGCTCGAAAACATTCTCCATGCTAAAAACACCCTCGTCACCGAAAAGTTTTGTACCTTGATCTACGACAAACTTCCACAAACCTTCTGCACCAGCTACTACATTATTAACCATAGTATCAGCAAGTTTCTTGAAGAAATCTGAAATTGGCCCCATTTTACCTATAGGTCTTTTTGGGTCTCCTCCCATTTTCCCTATAGGCCGTCGCTGGGTTGGGTCTCCTCCCGCTCCTCTACTTGTCGGACTTATTGGTGGTTGTGCTATATGTCCCGGTATATGTGGCATGATTATGTAAGAATACCGGCTGTCCGTAAGACAGACCGTAGGTGATTAATTGACTCTGCCATATCGTTGAGAACGATAATGAGTTCTGCCTTGGTCGGGTGCGAAGCGTCTGAGGCAGCAAAATCAATGGCGGTGTGTGCGGCAGCTGTCCCTGCGGATGTGCCACCAATTGATGCGATGTCGGCTGACGCTGCCGCCTTCTTTGCAACACCATCTGTACTGGTTGTGGCGTCTGGTACTGTCAAGCCATCCAGCATGGCATTCGCCGCTGCCAGATCGGCAAACAACGTGGTCGCATCCGAAAAATCTGTGTGAGTTACACTAACTGACATAAGCCTGAGATAACATTGGGTTCATAGGAGTAATATCCTGCGTCTGGAGTTGGATATTGGATAAGTTGATTCCGTTTGTCCATTGTAATATATATGATATTTTCCAACCCTGTTGACCACTTTGAAAATTGTACAAGAGGTTTTGAACCATTTTTGTGCCGCTCCATAATACTGGAAAATCAACTGAGTAATCAATTGGCACGGATTGTACAGCAATCGTCTTTGATTGTGTGCCAGCTAATGTGTTAGGAGTCTTTTCATCATTCACACGCTGCGTGACTGTGACTGATGAGGCCGATTGTATCTTGTTAAATAGAAGCCGAAGTTCCTGCGGCTTCTGCTCGACTCGGGTATCGTTGGTGCAAAATGCGCGAGTCTCGACGTATGTCGTTGCGAAGTTAGAACCCTCGAATAACTTAACGCACCTGTGGGCTGGCTCACCTGAACTTGTTGTTGTTCCATGTGTAAGAGCAAATAGCTCGCGCTTGTTGTTTGTCTCCACCTTGGCAAATCCCATGACAGGCCCAATATTGCTGTTACTGTCATCGGTTAGCTGATCGAAACTTACAAATTGTTGCGTGAGTGTGTCATAAACAAGTATGCCGTGACCAAAGATTGTGTTGCAAGCAAACAGGGCATAATCATCATACACAATAGCAGCGCACCTATCGGTGTCCTGTACAATATCCTTGAACAGACGCGCAACCTTGAGCGAGAAGACTGAGTTGCGTCCCTCATTCTTCGACTGTGCAACAGCATTAAACGACCGCAAACCTTCAGGATCAATAAAGGCAAAGTCACCCAGCAAATCAAGAAACGACCGTTGATTAACCGCATTAGCTGTAAACAAAAACTGTTTCTTGAACATTGGCTCGGCAAATACCGTTAATTCATAATCAAGCGTGACTCCGTAACTGCCGCCTTGCGTCGAGACGAAAAGTGCCTCGTTATTCATAACAGTCATGGCCGTGATCACATTGTAACCAACTGTATAGGATGATCCGGGAGCGCCACCAATGGTTTCGTCAGCATTTACCTTGTTCCCATCCGTATCAATCGGGATGACAAAATCAAGTGGTCGACCGCTAACGCTATGATAGATCAGGGTTCCGTCTGGACTGATGATAAACAGCTTATTGTTAAAAAAAGTCATTTGCTTGCCAATCGGCACATACTCACGGGATGTCTTGGTTCCATCCGACCATTCAGCATAAGTCTTGGCCGCTCTGTCCGTAGCTGCACCACCAGCAAGTTCGATGATGCGCGGTTGATTTATCCCATCTTGAACAACAATAGCCGCAACGGTTGTCTGAACTGCCGTGTTCACATCAAGTTCAAGAGATGCACCCGCCACACGAGTCTCCTTGCGCAGAAAATTCTGGGTTGATGCCGGGACAGCCTGAACAAATATCTCGGCTGACCTGTCCATTGTGCCGCCACCATAAAGAACAGCCCAAGTGCTGTCAGGATTCAATGGTTTGCGGTACTTGCAGCCGCCATCAAAGAACAAAAATACAAACTCGCCAATCGAATAGATTGCTTGCGACGGCCTGAATAGTGTAAACGCGCCTATGCTACTGGAAATATCATTGACGTTCTTGATTCCCTCCAATGTGCCGAAACGATTGCGAACATTCTTGGCAAACTTGTATTCTTCGTTGCTTAAACGAGTGTCATCGACCGACATGTTCATGCCGCCCATAAACGATTGTTGTACGTAATCAGCCACGTTGATAATGCCAGCGTCTAGCCATTGTTATGTTATCATGCGGATGTCGCCCGAACTGCATCAGGCGCTTCTGTCCACGCTCCAGATCAGCAATTCTCCTACCCAAATCCCTAGTCACCTTGCCATCATAAACCATCGACTCCTGTAACTTGCCCTGTTCTTCCAAGAACAACTGCATCATCTTGTGCATCACAATATTCTCAAACCCGTAAAGCGGGAAGGGATCATTGTCGTTCTTGATGAACTTCAGCCTCTTCTTGTAAAGCACTTGAAGTGTGTGCGAGTCGTCCTGTGCCGCTGTGTCGTCCCAAGGAAACTCGGAGATGTCCACAATCAAGTAACGCGACTCAGTTTCGTCATGCGGTATCTCGGAATAAACAATTGATGTATCAGCCGTGTCCACCAGCCTAACCAATCCCCCGTCATTCGAGGCATGATCGCCAAACCGTTCGTTGTTTGTATCGTACCGTCTCATGCCCACTACAGATGTAATGGTGCGATTGTTGTCCAAAGTGAGTGCTATTGAATGCGGTGATGATGTGGTTGTGTAGGCAGCTGCCGTGCCGGGATAGTTAGACCAGACCTCAAGTGTCTGCCTGTCCGACGCCGATGTCTCAAAAGTCACGGCCAACTTCTCTGTGGCTGCGATGTTTGAAAACCAATGGACTGTCAGGCCAGTTGCCGAGCTACCGCGAGTGCCTGTAATTGTCGAGGACAACGATTTCTTGAGCGGATCATAACCAACTATTCGCCAGCAACGATCATCGCTTCGCCAGTTGTTGTGGTTGTACTCCGATAACAGGTTGTTAATTGTCCAATTAAGTTTGGATTCCTTCTCGCGCATACCACGAATAGCGTGGACATCACGACTCAGGGCTATCCGCTGTTTACCGGCAACATAGAATTCCTCCTCAACCAATGAGCCGGGAATGTCAACCTGTTCATAAATCGACTGCATCGCCTCGTTGAGAAAGTCGAGAATGACATAACGCTGATTGGAGTCACCAGCATTAAGACCAACCTTCTTGCCAAACCTGTCAATTATGTACTCAGCACTCATCGTTTAGTAATGGCGGCAACCGTTAGCTTGGCTCTTTTTGTAATCGCCGTTACCGAAGTCGCGGTTCTTTTTGTGATTGCGCTTACCGTTTGACTCGATCTCTTCGTTATCGCTGCCCAACTCATGTTTCAATTCCCTTACAGCTTCCAATAACTCATCAAGGTCATTGCGCAACTCCCGACAATCATTGGCGTTCAATCTCATACTCCAGCCTTGCGACCATCTTTAGAGCGGCCCTTGTGAACTCTGGCGCGGCCTCTCTTGCCCTTTGAAACTCCGGGTGTTGGCTTAACTCCGTCACGCCCTCCAGCCGTGGAGTGCTGCACCCGCTCACCATCAATGAGAGCATCAATATGACCCAACTTATCTTCCAGCCGATTCTTTGCATTAGCCTCTTTCAGCGCATCCGACAGCTTATAGATCAACCGTTCCAATGACGGTATGGCCTTAAACAACGATGCAAGTAGTTTAATTACCCCCATTTGTATCTGTCTTTATGCCTTTCCGTAGGAAGGTGGCAAGTAAAGACGTTATGATTATCTGAACCATAGTTCCAATTTCCATATCTCCAGAGAGATACGCACCCACAGCCGCGAGAATACCACCGGCTGCCGTTATGTATGTTTTTTTACCTTCTAATGCTTTCATTTCATTGCTTTAACTAACTTCGATAATCCACTAGCTCCCGTTCTAATACCTATTTTCATTCGTCCACCTTCTCCCCCAGCAGTCTTCTTAACAGATCGTTTTTTTGCTTTTGGTTTTTTCTTATGCTTGGGATCAATCTCAGGTGGTAAAATCCTTGGCGGCCCCTTCATTGGGCGAGGCTTTGCTGGACGACTGCCTTGCGCCCACGCTAGTTTGCGACCCGTCAAACCGGGATTTGTGGGTTTTACTTTTGAGATGAGTGGTGTTAATCTACCGTCCGGGGTTAACTGCGCCCAAACTTTTTCTGGTGGGGCTTTATCTTTTACCCAAACTCCCGTTTCGGAAACAGTAATTCCCGGTATTTGAATCTTTAAGGGCTTTTTTCCCTTACGCTTCTTTTTCTTTAACTTAAATACGTCTTTGTAATCAGCCACGGCGTCTCCTTCGTCCAGTTTTGTAACTTTGACCAGTTGTTTTCTGGCAAATTGCGATAGCCCTGCCTTTGCCTTTCAGCTTATTGACACAGCGACTAACTTTTGTTCCCTTTGGCATTTATCAGCTGTTTAATCTTTAAAACTATGTACACCAATGTTGCCAGACTGATTGAAACTTTTAGTAAAATGTCGATTTCAAGTAGCCAGTTTCCTATTCCTGAGACAGAAGCCACAAGAACTTTTAGATCATCGAGGTTCATGTAAAAATTTGTCAACTAACATCTGCTTGGCGACCTCAATTACACCAATCATCTGCTCCAAAGTCAAATCCAATTCCTGTTCAGAATACTCAACAGCCTGACAAATCCTTCGTGTAAACTCATCCAATTGTTGTCTCTCAGTCATTTCTTCTTCTTCTTTGCAGCTGGCTTCTTTGCAGCTGGCTTTTTCTTGGGAACAACACGCGGTTTCTTCGCACCCACACGCAAACCAGCTACCTCGTCAATTAACGACTGCATAGCTTGTTTAGGTGTTGCTGGTTTTTTAGCTGCCGCTTTCTTGACCGCTGGCTTTTTAGCTGGTGCTTTCTTGACGGCTGACTTTCTCCTTGGAACCTTTGTGATGCGAGGCTTTGTTGGCTTCTTGCCCGTTGGCTTTTTGCGCTTCCCACCTTTTGCTATGTAATCTAAAATTAATTCTTTCTTAGCTTCAAGACTATATGCATCAGGAGTCAGCTTCTCTACCGGCTTTTTAGCCGCCGGTTTCTTCTTAGCTGGCAGTTTCTTCTTAGTTGTCTTTGTCAGCTTGCCACCTTTGCCGCGTGCAAGTTTCTG